GTAACTCCATAATATTGTGCTTTATTGATGATCTTTAACGGATATAAAATACCTTGGCCAGAACTTGGCACGAGATAATTCGCAAATGATAAATCAACGATACGATCAGCATTAATATCAGCCGGAACCATATCAGAAACAGAATATTCAGCCTGACCTGAAACCATATTAAAATTAAGGGTAGTAAGGAATGGAATGTAAATACTATCCGCTGCAAACTTATCAATAAGTTCGTTAATAAGTTCAAGCCCAGATGACAGCATAAAAGCATCAGGGGTTTCACCAACGCCCAATTCACCTAAAAGGTAAAGAGAGTTTATGATTAACTCATTAGTTGTCCTATTGACTTGAGGCATAACATTTCCTTATGTCGAAAAAACTCAAACAAATCGACACACCGTCCGGGATATGTCGATTAAATCGATGTTTATTTCAAAGGAAACGCATCATCTAAGCCTTTGCAGAGTTTGCGTGCAGATTCTTTAGCACCTTCGCCATCATTACTCATGTAAGCATCAAAATGTTTCATCTCTTTAGGAGCGCCAGGGCGATTACCCATGTGAGATTTAATCTTGTTTTGTTCTTGTCTTACAAAAGCATTATTAGATTGAACCATTTTATTTTCTTTCATCTTTCTTCCCCTTTGATTTAGTCTTCGGTTTTTCTTCCTTAGACTCTTCCTTGATTTCATTCTCTACTTTTAAGCGATATTGCTTTGCTTCGGTTGGACTATCAAACCAGACACCCGATGCTCTCAAGCGTTCTGCTTCATCTTCTTCAACAACTCTAAAGTCATCGATAGGGTGAAAAACACAAGTAAGCATCGGTCTAATCCTTATGACAGTACGCGAACAGCATATTGTTGATGCCATTTAAAGCCACACAACAAATCAATACGCATGTAGTTCTGATAACCAAGAATGTCACCGGTTTGAGTAACAGCGAGAGACAATCCAGTTTCAGGGTCAACCGCTACAGAAGCATAAGGAACTTGCAACTTATATAACGGTGGGCAAACGATATCTAAACCACGGCTTGGGTAAGCCACGTTCACGTTATGTGAACCAACCATAGTGACAGGAGCATTGTTAGGAACAGCATTGCTCACGTTACGGTTTGGATTAGCAGTATCGGAAATAATGCTTGGACTGACAGAAACGGTGATATTTCCACCCGCATCTGAGCTAGCATTTGCAGTAACTACCCATTGCATATCTTGACCAGTTGATGCACGTCCAACAGGGTTAACAGATTGCACACCAGCGATTGATATAACATCACCAACAACGAAGTAATCAGTGGTTAATGCTGTTGCACCATCCATGATGATCGTTGTACCTGAAGCAACTGCGCCATTAACTAATAAGGCATCGGCTGGGAAAAGACGTGGGCCAGCACCAGCAATATGACGTTTGATATTCTGGGATTGGAAGATGTCAAAGTATGACAAATGGCCAATAGCAGAAGAACGTACGATGTCTTCGTTAAATACAGGGGTAAAGTTATTTAACAGTGCGCCTTTCAAACTAGAACCATCACGAACAGTCATAGCCATGTAAGCATCAGATGCAATGTTGACGCCTTGTTCAAGCAACTTAGCACCAGCAGTATCAACAGTGGTGAAAGAGTTGATTGCAACGCCCGCTGTACCTGTGAAGAAGTTAAGTTCTTGTTCAGCAGAAGATGCGATATCTTTTTCCATCTGTGTGATAACTTCTTGAATCGCTGGCGCGATAAACAGACGGGAGAAATCTTCAATACGTAAGGTAAGATCTTGGATAGTGTAAGCAATCAATGCGTGATATTGATGAGCTACAATAATACTTTCAACCGTTTCAATGATTGATTGTGGAGTTGCAACAGAACCATCACCAACGATGAAGTGGTTTTGTCTACGGACTTGTAAAGTGTCACCGATTTTATAACCAGAAGATACGAAATCATCCTGGTAAATACGGGAAGCTGTCATCACAAAAGGTGCATTATTAGCAAACATTGCAAGAGCGGTATTACTTACGAGATCAGTCGTAATAAATTGATTTGACATTAGCTAGTTCTCCATTTAATCCATTAAATGGCAGACGGTCGTTCGCTAGGGTTTAACTGGGTTTAAATCCTTAAAACCCCTGTTTCACTTCCATGTGCCAGCCTTCATCCGTGCTCTGATAGCAGAGGGAGGAGTTTTATCCGTAACGGCATTCGAAGCATGAGCTGGATTTGATTTGACCGAACCCAAAGGATTTGATCTATTAGGTGATGACGGTTTCCCGCTATTACCACCCATCAAAGAAAATGACAGCTTGTTTACTTCTCTTGCCTGGTCTAGTGGATGGAGTTTTGAAATTCTTTCGAGCTCAGATTTGTTTTTGCCTAGTCGATAAGCTACATCCGCCGGATTATCAACGAGCAACAGTGCATCCCGCACATGTGAGGTAAAAGGAACATCGTCCCCTCTAACTACATCGTCAAAATCATCGTACTTGTCAGAGGCTCTATCAAATTCATCATTCAAACGCTGATATTGCTTTTGAACATGTGATTGACGTTCTGCCATCTTAGCTTGTTGCTCTTGAGCGTCCTTTGCTCCAAGCGCAAGCCGTACTGCATGATGTATCTTGTCTTCTTCCGACATCCCAGGGCCCGAAGGTTGTCCAGGTGATGCATAAGCGTTCTGTGAATTATGTGGAACTTGAGTTATGGTGCTATCAGTACCTGCCATTTGATGCTGTAATCGCATCATTTGGTCTTGCATCTGACGCATTTCCCTTTGGTGTTTCTTGGCTTGCATTCCCAACCGCTTCTTTACGCCGTATGGGTCATCCTTGTCTGCTATTCCTTGGTCATCCTGAGCATTTCCTTGCTCTTCGGTATCACCTGGGCCAACACCGCCATTCTCAACGTCTTCACTATCTCCACTTACTTGCTCGGCTAAAGCATTCTGATCTTCGTCCATGAATTCCTACTCCAATTCGACATCTTCTTGATGTCCTAGACCATACGGTTGGCCTGAAACCCTGAGCAAATCCTTTGCTCGTGGAATCTATTTTACGCTTTTAGTTTAAAATTTGTACCATACCGCTAGTGGATAGAAAAATTATTCCTTATTAGATTTATCTTGTGGGTTATTATGCTTATGCAAATCAGCCATAACTTGTGCTAGTTTCGATGAGAAATCCTTATCAGACTTATCGGCATCCATCACAAGCCTTCCATGCTCAATTCTCATCTTCTGTTTCTCAAGACCAGCTTTCTCTTTCATCTCTTGAGCTCTCAAGATCATTTCAGCCTGATCAAGCATGTGCTTTTCTTTCCTAATCTTTAATTCTTCCGCACGTTCAGCAAGTTGAGCTTCTTCAATCTTCATCTTCTGCTCATTCATTTGCATGGCTTGCTGTTTCTGTTGCATTTCTTGTTGCATCATCATTTGCTGTGGATTAGGTTTAGGAGGTGGAACAGGTTTTCCCTCTTCTTTCGCTAATATTTCAGGAGGAACCAAGTTCTTCAAACGCTCTTTAATTACTGGCATTTGCTGTAAATCTAATTGTGATGCCCATAGATCTGCTATTAATGGGAAAACTTGAGGGTTTTGCGCAATAGTCTGAGCAAAAAACTCCAAAGCTACATCTTTTTGAACCGCAAACGATGGCCCCGTATCAATCTCAACATCATAATCACCTGCTTCAAGAGTGTTTTCCAAACTTCCATCACTCATTTTCTTGTTCAACACAACAGAATCTGTGTTTCCATCTGACTTTGAAAGAACCATATGACGCTCATTGTCTCCTGCAATTGTTGGCAATAGATCAAGAACAACCCTACCACCTTGTTCAATGGCTTGATTTAGGTTATCAAAGAACACATAAGCAGACATTGAACCTTCAAGTTTGCGTTCTCTGCGAGCTTTTCCAGACATGTCACGGCCTTGTAAAGCTTCATTCTCTGAGAATCCAAGGATTTCTCGCATGTCCTGGCAACCACGTTGATATTGTTGCAACAGTGATTGTGATAGCTCCCAGGGTGGTAATTTGCTAGGCATAGCACCTGTTTTAGGATCTGGTTTTGCAATCAAGATGCCACTTTGCAGCTCTGGATTACGCCACATTTGCTCATTACCAAGAATATTATCTGGTGTACCTATCCATTGTTCACGTCTACGGTTCTTTATCTCGGCAGCAACTTCCGAACCAACATAGT